TAATAATTGACAGAGATAATTTAAAAGCTTACTAATTTTAATATTTATAAATAATGAAAATCGATGGTTTAAAAAAATTAATCAAAGAGGCTGTAAAAGAAGCTATTCAAGAAGAATTAAAAGAAATTCTTTTAGAGGCTATTGTAGCCCCTAAAGGTACTCCTGTAGGTACAGGTGGTTATGGAATTACAAATAATCCTATAGTAGAATCAAGAGACATATATGCTCAACCTCATCTTGAAAAACCAAGACAACTAACTGCTGCAGAACGTAGAGAAATGTTTTCTGGTATTATAGGAGAAATGAAAAACGGAGGAACTATTAATTCGGCTTATGCTGGAAATTTACAAGTAAATGGACCTGTAGATACAGTTAATGGAACTTTACCTGAAGGACAAGTTGGTTTAGACCAAATAATGGCTTTAATGAATAAATAATGGCATTTGGAGCCCAAAAGATATTCCCCGTAGATTTTAAACCAGGAACAGCCGTTGGTGTGGCTTTGCCTTTTAATGGTCCTGCAGTTTTCAAATCTACTTATACTACCAAAGATGCTATTAGAAATAATTTAATTAATTTTTTCCTTACAAATCAACCTGAAAGATATTTAAATCCTACATTTGGTGCTAGTTTAAGATCTTTTATTTTCCAACAAATTTCAGAAGGAAATTTAGAAGGTTTAAAACAAAATATACAATATCAATTAAATACTTACTTTCCAAATGTTATAGTAGCAAGTTTAAATATAGATTCAATTCCTGATTCAAACCAAATATCAGTAGAATTAACTTATAACGTGGCAGATACTGGAATATCAGATAATATTAATATTACTTTTGAATAATGGCTGTTAAAAGAAACATACAATACATAAATAAAGATTTCACTGAATTAAGAGCTAGTTTAGTTAACTATGCTAGAACTTATTTCCCAACAACTTACACTGATTTTTCACCAACATCACCTGGAATGATGTTTATGGAAATGGCAGCTTATGTAGGAGATGTTTTATCTTTTTACATGGATAACCAAATCCAAGAAAACTTTTTACAGTATGCTCGTCAAACAAATAATCTATATGAATTAGCATATATGTTTGGTTACAAACCAAATGTAACACAAGTTGCTACTACTTTAATAGATTTTTACCAACAAGTTCCAGCATCAGGAAGTGTACCTAACATTGTTCCTGATTTTGATTATACTTTATTAGTTCCTTCAAATTCAAGTATTTCCTCTTTAACCAGTAATATTTCCTTTCTCATTGAAGATCCAGTAGATTTTTCAGTTTCAAGTTCAGGAGATCCAACAGAAGTTACCGTTTATGAAGTTGATGGAAGTGGTAATCCTTTATATTTTCTATTAAAGAAAAAAAGAAAAGCAATATCATCTACAATTAATACAACCACTTTTTCTTTTGGAACCCCAGTTCCTTTTTCTACTGTAGAAATTAATGCTGATAGAATAGTAGGTATTTTAGATATTATTGATAGTGATGGAAATACTTGGTATGAAGTAGATTATTTGGGTCAAGAAATGATTTTTGATTCAATTAAAAACACTAACACTAATGATCCTAATTTATCTCAATATTCAGGAGATACTCCTTATCTTTTAAAACTAGAAAAAACTCAATACAGATTTGCTACCCGTTTTATAAATTCAGGATCTTTACAAATCCAGTTTGGTTCAGGAACAGCTTTAGATACAGACGAAGAAATAATTCCTAATCCAAATAATGTAGGTATTGGTTTACCATTTGAAAAGAATAAATTAACCACAGCTTATTCTCCTGATAATTTCTTATTTACAAAAACTTATGGTATTGCTCCTTCAAATACTACTTTAACAGTAAGATATTTAACTGGTGGAGGTGTTGAATCAAATGTACCTGCTAATTCTTTAACTCAATTAAATTCAACTGTAACCTTTTTAAATTCAAATTTACCAACAGTTACAGCAAATTATATATTAAATTCATTAGCTGTAACTAACCCACAAGCAGCAGACGGAGGTGGAGATGGAGATACAATAGAGGAAATAAGACAAAATTCATCAGCCAATTTTTCAAGTCAATTACGTAACGTAACTCAAAACGATTATTTGGTAAGAGCACTTTCAATGCCTGCCAAATATGGAGTAATATCTAAAGCATATATTGAACCTACTAAAGCCCAATCAATTTCAGCAGGTGAATCCCAATCAGTTTTAGATTTATATGTTTTATCATATAATGTAACTAATCAATTAACAACTGCTTCTCCTGCTTTAAAACAAAATTTAACTACTTATCTTTCTCAATATAGAATGGTTAACGATTCTGTTAATATTAAAGATGGATTTATTATTAATATTGGAGTTAATTTTGATATTATAATTTTACCTGAATATAACAGTAATGAAGTATTAACAAAATGTGTTTTAGCTTTACAAGATTATTTTGCAATAGATAAATGGCAAATTAATCAACCTATTATCTTAAGAAATATTTACATATTACTTGATAGAATAGAGGGAGTTCAAACTGTTAAAAATATTGAAATAACTAATTTGGTAGGAGAAAATTTAGGATATAGCAAATATGCTTACGATATACAAGGAGCAACTCAAGGAAATGTAATTTATCCTTCTTTAGATCCTTCAATATTTGAAGTTAAATTCCCAAATCAAGATATTCAAGGAAGAGTAGTACCTTTATAATAAAATAAAATGGCAGTATTAAAAATATTCCCCGAAAAAGACGCAACATTATATTCCGCATACCCTAGCATGAATACAGGGTTAGATGAGATAATAGAGGCCTCTCTTACTACTTTTACTGATGGGTCTCCAAGTCCTCAAGCAAGCCGATTTTTAGTACAATTTGCTGATGATGATATTGATTCTGCAATAGCACTGATCCCTGCAAACAAATACCAATCAGGTAGTTGGAATGCTAAATTACAATGTTTTGTAGCTGATTCTGAAGGATTAAGTTTAGATACAACTATAAAATGTTTTCCTGTAGCAAAATCTTGGGGAATGGGAACAGGTCATTATTTAGATGTTCCTATGGTAACAAATGGTACCTCTTGGGTATGGTCTGACTACTCAGGAAGTATTCCTTGGACATCAAGCATACCAACAGGAGCAACATCTTCATATACTTCCTCAGTATTTGCAGGTGGTGGTATTTGGTATACAGGTTCTCAATATTCTGCCTCTGTTACTTTTAATTACAGAACAGATAAAGATATTGATTTAAATGTTACTAATACTGTTAGAGCATGGACCACAAGTTCAGTACCATCCCAATTACCTAATTATGGTTTTATAGTAAAACAAGATTTAGAATTTGTAGATAATAATAACTATCAACCCCAATTAAAATATTTTTCGGTTGATACAAATACTATTTATCCTCCTGCTTTACAAATTAGTTGGGATGATTTTTCTTGGAACACAGGTTCCTCTACACAAACCGTTTTAAACACGTTACCCGCAACAATCAATTTAGCAGAAAACCCAGGAATATTTTATAATCAAAGTATCAATAGATTCAGATTAAATGCTAGACCAGAATTCCCTGTTCAGTTATGGACTACAAGTTCAGTCTATTTAAATAACTACTTTCTCCCTTCAGGTTCAACTACATGGGCTATAAAAGATTTAGAAACTAATGAATATATAGTTGATTTTGATAATACTTATACACAAGTAAGTGCCGATGCTACATCAAGTTATTTTGAGGTTTATATGGATTTCTTACAACCTGAAAGATATTACACTATTTTAATTAAAACAACTGTTGATGGCTCAACTATAGTATTTAATAACCAATATTCATTTAAAGTAGTTAACGGATAATGTCAGAAGTAGTATTTTTAAATAAACAGGTATATGCAAAGAGTCAATATGAAAGAGTAATTGATACCTCTTTTACTCAATTAGTACAACCTCAAGTTACTGCTTCTGTAGGACCAGTTATTTCTGTTCCTGAATTTTTTCAAAATTACCAAGATATTTTCTTTCTTATACCTAAGTTTGGAGAAACAAATTCTCATGAATATCTTATTAAAACGAGTCAAGCATATATAGGTGATACTCAATTAAATGATGCTACTATTCAAGCATTAATTGAAGAAATTACATCATTAAGACAAGAAAATTTAGATTTACAAGAACAACTTACAAACCAACCTTTACCTACAGGTAGTATTTAATAATGGCTGAAATAATTAACATATCACCAATCAATCCCATAACATTTGAGCTTCAAGATTACTCTATTGAGGATACCTCTTTAATTACTAATTTAGAAGTTTCTTCTGTTTTTGATACTCAAAGAGATAAAATTGAATTTTTTATATATGATTTAAATAGACAAATTTTATTCTCTGATGTAAACGGTTACCCAAATTTTACTGTAAGTAATGATGGATCTATTATTTTAGATCCAGGAGCAAATGTATTAAGTCAAGGATTTAGAGAAGGTCAATTTAATGTTGTTTATAATTTTGTATCTCCTATTTTAGCTTCTGCCCCTGATTTAAGATATTTTATCTCAGAAATTTCTCCTGATAGAACTGAAGTAAGATTAGATACTACTCAAATACCTAATGATTTAGTAATTACTTCTTCTTTAGCTTTACAAAATACTATTGCTACCTCAACCGGAAGTTATTATGATTTTTATTTAGATTTTGGAAATAATAACTTAGCTATTGCTGTTAACAATTTACTTGATACTTCAAGTGTTGATAATCCAACAGTATTAATTAAACTATATGAACCCTTACCTTCCGAATTTGATATCAAAACAGAATGTTGGGGTGTAGTTAAAGTAGCTGATTCTTTAGCTTATAATGTAAATATTGATTTCATTTTTGAATTAGTAGATACTAGTATTAATTTAAAAGGTCCTAATTTTAATTTAGCTATTTCAGACCAAATTAATAATTCTACCCAATACCTGAGTTACTCAGGATTAAAACAAACAACAGGTTCTTTATCTCAAGGAACAGGTAGTTTGAGTTATCAATTAAATAATTTATTAGCACAAACCGGAATAACAGTAAACATTGATTATTCTGATTATTCTAACTTTATTCATTTCTCTTCAGCACAAACAAGATTAGAGAACTTTTATTATAAATTACAATTATTAGAAGGGTATACTTATAGTGCTAGTTTATCCTCTAATTCATCAAGTGGTTCTTATTATGTTTCCTCAAGCAACATAGTTTGGCAAGCCAAAATAGATGAAATAATTACAGGATTTGATAATTACGAATATTATTTATATTACACCTCAGGTTCAACCTCTTGGCCTAAAACAGGACCAACTCCTCCTTATATTAATGTAGGAACAAATACTGTAACTGGTTTAAATTGGTTAGCTAATCAATTATTAGTTGCCGAGGAATATGATATAGAAAATAATAATGCTTTAACTTTAGCTATTCCTTCATACATAAGAGATGATTCTCAAAACGAAAAGTTTGAACTATTTGTTGAAATGGTAGGTCAACTTTTTGATGATATATTTGTTTATTTACAAAATATTACTACAAAATTTGATGCTGATAACCGTTTAAATTATGGTGTATCAAAAGATTTAGTAGCCGATATTTTAAGAGATATGGGTATTACTATATACCAAAATAATTTCTCTTCAAACGATGTATATCAAGCTTTACTCGGTTTAACACCGTCTGGTAGTTTATATAACCTACCTTATACAACAGCTCAATACCCTGTACCATCTGGTTCTTTCCTTGATTATATAACGAATTATGTAACTGCCTCTTCTACTTCCTCATTAATTCCAACTGATGATATCAATAAAGAAAGATATAAGAGAATTTACCATAATTTACCTTTATTACTTAAGAAAAAAGGTTCAGTAGCTGGTTTAAGAGATTTAATAACCACTTTTGGCATTCCTGATACTATTTTAAGAATTAATGAATTTGGTGGTAAAGATAAAAGTCCAAACACTTGGGATAATTGGCAAGATGAATACAATTATGCTTTCTACACCAGTGGTTCTGCTTATGTTACTTCTTCTTTTGTATTAAATTCTGCTTGGGGAGCTTCAAGTGATAACCCTCAAGCTGTAGAATTTAGATTTAAAACTGATGGTTTACCACAAAACACAGCTAGTATAGCTTCTCAAAGTCTATGGTTAACCGATACGGGGGTTAATTTAAGATTAAGATATACAGGCTCAGGCTACACTACTTCATCTTTAATTTCAGGTAGTGCAGATCCTGTTAATCCTTATTATCAATATGCTGCTTTAGAATTTACTCCTGAACCTTCTAATCCTTCAAACACAGCAAGTATTTATTTGCCTTTTTATGATAGTGGTTGGTGGTCTGTTTTAATAAATAGAAATTCAACTGGAGATTATACTTTATATGCTGCTGATAAAAATTATGAAGGTGTTGATGGTAATACAATTGGGTTCCAATCTTCTTCATCAGTATCAACTATAGGTTTAGATACCAATTGGACTAATAGTACAACTTCAACTTTTGCTTCTGCTTCTTATAAAATATTTACTGGTTCTTTACAAGAAATTAGATATTACACTCAACCAATATCTAAAAGTACTTTTGATGCTTACGTAATGAATCCTTACTCCTCTGAACAAAGTGAATACTTGGCTTTTAGAGCAACTTTAGGAGGAGAATTATATACAGCATCTGTTTCTGTTCATCCTAAAGTAGATGGTTCTTGGGTTACTACTTCTTCATTCGCTTCAAATAGCAATTTCTACACAAGCTCAGGAGCAGAATATATTCCAAATACAGAAGTATTTTATTTTGATCAAGTACCAGCAGGTATCCAAAATGCTATTTCTCAAAAGATAAAACAACAATCTACTATTTTACCTTATAGTAGTACAAATACAAACATTCCCTCTAATACTGTTTTATCTCCTTATATTTCAGTTCAACAATATCCTGCAGTAAGTGCAAGCTATACTAAGGATGTTGATTACGTTGAAGTTGCTTTCTCCCCTCAAAATGAGATAAATGAGGACATAAATTCACAAATAGGATATTTCAATATTGGTGAGGTAATTGGTGATCCAAGATTTCAAACCTCCTCATTATCTTCTTATCCTGATTTAGATGCTATAAGATATAGATATTTTGAAAAATATATTTCAAATTATGATTATACTGATTATATAAGATTAATTAAATTTTTTGATAATTCATTATTTAAAATGTTGCAAGATTTTGTTCCCGCAAGAACAAGTTTGGCAGCAGGTATAGTAATAAAAAATACTTTATTAGATAGAAATAGATATAGAATTCCTCTTGTTAGTCCTTCTTCATCTTTAGCAAATATTGGAAGTGGTTCAACAAATATTCCTTACATTGTTGAAGATTTAACCATTACAGGTTCAATTGATGTTGGAACAATTTCAGGAGGAAATGGTGGTTCAATGCCTGACTTATTTGGTCAAACTCAATCTTTTGATAGATTTGTAAACATTACCCAAGTATGGTCAGGTTCTACTCCTTCATTAACAGGTTCAGTTTCATTTGTTCAATCATCTCAAGTAGAATTTTATAATGGTGAATTAAGTGGTTCGGTTATTTTAGCTGAAAATGGAAATTTAAGTGATTGTAATGTTGAAATAATACAAGTATATACAACAGCTTCTATTCCTATTAATAGTGGACCTTTTGTTCCCCAAACCAAATTTTCATCATATGATTTAGATGTTGATAAAACCTATTATCTTTCTTTTACAATAAGTAATGATGTTAGTGCTACAGGAAATGGAGGAGTAAATATAACTTATTTTGATGAAAGAGGAAATGATTATACAATATATTATATAGACAATTTAGCACCTGGAGCTTCAGTTACTGTTGATAAAATCGAATTAAGTAATACATTAGGAAAAAATAATGTTCCCTTATCTGGTCAAGTAAGATCATCAAATTTTAATTTTCCTTTGTATTTAGCTACTAATACAATTTTTGGTATTCCCTCAGTAACTAATTTTACAATATATGAATCTTACATAGAACCAGATTGTCTAGTAGTAGCAAATGATGCTCAAATCAATAGACCAAGTTCAAAATATATGGATGTTGACTTTAATGAAAGTCAAATATTGGCTGTAAACCAACAAGTAATTTTAAGTGGAAGTGCAACAAAAGCAACAGTTCCTGATTCAAACTATTCTCCTGAAACAGGATTTGCAAATGCTAGATATTATGGTTCTAACTATACAGGACAATATAATTATACTGCTTCTTTTGCTTCATCAAGCTTTCCAGTAGGTTATCCAATAGATAATTTTGCAAGATACTTTATATATTATGATTGGATTGGAGGATCTGATCCTCAATATCCTGGTGGAGGTAATGTTCATGGTATTTATTTAATAGATACTGATGCTAATGCTATTCCTTTAACTGCAGAAAATAAAAACTTATTTATTACAGAAACAACTTTTGTTGGAGGACAAACAGCCTATATTTATCCTGCTATTTATTCTGCCGGAAAACAATCAACAAATATTCCTGTAACAATAGTTGATGGAGGTGCTTTATATGAAACTATAGCTGTTATATCGTGTAGTAGAGAAATTGCCTTTGATTCTCCCGTATTCAATGGTATAACAGATTCAAATCAAACAGCTTCCATATATACCGTTTTTACCTCAGGCAGTAAAAGTATACTAAATGACAGTGGATCTTTATCATCTTCTTTGATACAAAATAGTTGGATTAGTATTTTTTCAAACAGATCTTCATCTTTTGGTTATATTAATTATTTTGAATTTGAATTTGATAATTTACCAACAAATGCCGTTCAATTTAGAAATAAAAATACTGATCAAATAGTTAGTGGATATCCCAATATTATTAATTATGAGGACACAATGCTTCCTTTACAATATGGAGATATGATAAGGTTTGGTACAACAGGTTCTTATAGTTCAATTAATACTTCTTCTTTAGATGGAACTTTTACTGGGGGAGGATTATATCAAATAGCAGATATTACTACTGGATCATCAAGTACAACATTTTCTAGTATAAGAATTAGTCCTGTATTAGATACTTATTCTTTTACAAATAATGTAGCAATAAAAAATCCTTTACCTCTCAGTATAACTGGGATGGACCAAAATTTTAGACTTATGAGAAGATCACCAAATGAATCTTTTGTTTTAATCAAAAACAAACCCCCATATTTAGACCCAGGATTCTTGGTACCATTTAACTTTGATCCTAAATACAATCCATATGATCTTGCTAGAAAAGCGGGAGTAATTCAATAAAACTTAAAAACTAATATATTTATAACAAAATACAAAAATGGGATATTTAAATAATACCGTAGTAACAGTAGATGCTATTTTAACAGACGTAGGACGTCAGTTATTAGCCCAACAAAATGGTCAATTTAGAATAACACAATTTTCTTTAGCAGATGATGAAATTGATTATACACTTTACAATCCAAATCACCCTTCAGGTTCTGCTTATTATGGACAAGCAATTGAAAATATGCCTTTATTAGAGGCATTTCCTCAAGCTACCCAAGTAATGAAATATAAATTAGTTACTTTACCTCGTGGTACAGCTAGAATGCCTATTTTAGATATAGGATATTCTTCTATTAGTTTAAAACAAGGTGCTTCATTAGCAATTCGTCCTCAAACATTAAATTATTTAGGAAGTAACACATTTGAAACTTCAGGATACACAGCAACAATTTCTGATGTTAGATTGATGAAAACTTTTGAAGGTGTAGGTATTACTGATCCAACAGTAACTGCTTTAAATTTAGCAAACCAAACTACTACTTTAGGTACCTCAGTATCTAAAACTGTAGTTGGTACTGTAATTAATTTAACAGCCACTACTGTAAATACATTATTTGGTACAAATAATTTCCTACAAGCTACTCTACAAATTACTGGTAGAGATAGTGGTGCTCGTTTAACTATTCCTGTAACTGTAACTAAAGCTTAATAAAAATATATAAAACATGTCTTTTGTAAGATTACAACCCGATGATTTTGTAGTAAGCTCTGATGCTATTTCTTCCATTTGTTGGACAACTGGAAGCCCGGCATTAAATGCTTTTTATACATCCTCAACCCAAGTTAATGGTAGTTCAGGGAACTACTATATAAATGTATTTGATACACCAACTACCTCCTCAATTCAATTTGCAATTGCTTATGGTAATGCAAACGGAAGTGGTAGTGCCAATTATAACAATTTAGTAAATGGTAAATCACCTTCTGGTACAATTTATGGTCAATGGCAAGATTTAGTAATTGGTGATGAAAACACAAATTTTGTATTTGGTAACATTACAGCATCCGAATTTTTTGCTTTACCAATTGAAAGAGCTTGTTATAAAGAATCTATTTTCTTAGGATCTTTAACATTAAGAATCTCAGGAAGTTCAGGTTCTATTTCATTAACTGATAATAGTAGTTTGTATGCCACAGGAAATGGATTAGCGGTTCAATTTGGTGCAGCTGGCAGAGTATTCCAATTAGTATCAGGATCTGCAGGAACTATTAATACAAGTTTAAATTCAAGTGGTTACTCAACTACATCCGGTTCTTATGGTTGGTTATTACCAGATATTGGAGCTATTATTTTAAATCCTTTAGCATTAGCTCAACCTACAGCTAGTGGAGGTATTGGTTTCCAATACAGTGGATCAGCAGTAGCAACTTCTGCTCCTAACGTTTCACCAAATACTTCATTATTTGCAGCTATTTCAGGATCAAAATATTTTCAATTAAATTCTCAAGAAACAATTACCTCTGATTTTGTATTTGTAAGACCAAGAAGCTCAGAATTTAATTATTCCGAAAACCCAAGCTTTATTTCAGGTTCAACAGGTGAGGTATTGTATTCTAATTTCATTAATAATCCTCAAACATATATTACCACAATTGGTTTATATAATGATTCAAATGAACTATTGGCTGTAGCTAAATTATCGAGACCTTTATCTAAAAACTTCACAAAAGAAGCTTTAGTAAGAGTTAAGTTAGATTTCTAATGAATGGGTGCTTACAAACAATTTTTAGCATCGGATATAATCATTACTCCGTTTGAAGTAAATAAATCATTTACTTTTAAGGGAAATGCCTTAACTGGTTCTGATGTTGGAATTGATAGATTTGTAGGAAGTAACATAACAGGTTCCTTATTCAATCCCCTTTCAGATCCAACTACAGGATTTATAACTACTCAATATCAAAGATTAGTTTATAATTCTATTGAGGAATTATATTATTCAAATTATTCAAATAGTACCTCAAGTTTTGGCTCCCCTGCAGCAACAGCTAGTTTAATACCTGGTTCAGATCCTTCAGGAGATGTTTTTGTAGGACCAGCATCTTCAGCAGGTAGATATTGGAACTATCCCCAAACAACTTTAACTTTTGAACATTATTTCCCTGTTTTACAATCAGATATAATAGGAGTTTTATCCATACCTGTAAGGTTATTTGGTAACTATATTCAACCAAATTCTTTTATTTGGACAGCAGATAGTGGTTCAATTTATGATGATGGACAGGGTAATCTAATATTTTCTGCTTCAGGAGAAATTTGTGGTAACATATTTTATCCTCACGGAATAGCAGTATTAACAGGAACTACTTATACTACAGGATCTTTATACGGAACAGGAACTTATGGCTCAGCCACTTATGGTGATGTTAATCCTGTTTCTGTTTTAAATTTTGTTACTTCTTCTAATGTAACTTGTTCATTTTCTTCTTCTTTAACTTTATTTGAAACACAATACAAGTGTACCTCAAGACAAAATGAATTCAATTTTAGTTTAAATCCAACAATACTTTCGGGTTCAACAGATGATATTCCTTATAGTTTTGCAACAGGTTCTTATTTTACCCCTTATGTAACAACAGTAGGACTTTATGATGAAGCACAAAATTTATTAGCAGTAGGAAAACTATCTCAACCCTTACCTCTATCCCCAGTAACAGACACAACAATTTTAGTAAATATAGATTTTTAATATGTGGTTATACAACGAAAAAGTTATAGAAAATATTGAGGATTTTCCTCAAGACACCTTTGGTTTTATTTACATAGTAACTCATAAACCAAGTGGTAAATCTTACATTGGTAAAAAGGTATTATATCACAATGTAAAGAAAAAATTAACAAAAAAGGAACTAGCAGAACAAACAGGCCCAGGCAGGAAGTCAACCACAAAGGTGGTAGTAAAAGAATCGGACTGGAAAACCTATTATGGCTCTGCTAAACCAATTTTAGAACTCATTAAGGATGGTAAACAAGAGGAATTTACTCGTGAGATACTACAATTGGTTCCTAATAAAAAACTTTTAACTTACTATGAATGTAAGTTATTATTTCAATATGGTGTATTAGAAAATCCTTTAGAATATTTTAACGATAATATTTTAGGTAAGTTCTTCACTAAAGACTTTAATTAAGTTTGGTCATACAAGCTTTCTTTTTTATATTGTGGTTATGCTGAATCAACCTTTGATAGCATTAGCAAATTCGGTTTTAGGAACCGGAAAACAAACAGCAAGAGGTAATTACGCTTATCATTGTCCGTTTTGTAACCACCATAAACCTAAATTAGAAATTAATTTTACTGAAAATAAAAAAGGAGAAAATCCCTGGCATTGTTGGGTTTGTGATAAAAGAGGTAAAAGATTATCTCAAATATTTAAACAAGTTAGTGCCTCCCCTAAAGCAATGGAGGAACTAAGATCACTTGTTAAAACCGAAACAGCAGAAAAAGAAGTAGTTATATCTGAGGTTATAAATTTACCTAAAGAATTTAAAACATTTAAAAATATTTCTTCAACCAACATTATAGGAAGACATGCTTTAGCATATCTGAAATCTAGAAATATTACAGAGGAAGACATTTTAAAATACAATATTGGTTATTGCGAATCAGGACCATACAAAAACATGGTTATTATTCCATCATATGATGGTGAAGGTAGATTAAATTATTTTACAGGTCGTTCGTTTGAAAAAGATGTTAAAATAAAATATAAAAACCCATCAGTATCTCGCGACATCATACCATTTGAGTTGTTTATAAACTGGGATATACCGTTTATATTATGCGAAGGACCATTTGACGCAATAGCCATTAAAAGGAATGTTATTCCGTTATTAGGCAAAAATATACAATCAAAACTAATGAAGAAGATAGTAATGTCTTCTGTTGATAAAATATATATAGCACTTGATAAAGATGCTCAAAAACAAGCTTTATCATTTTGCGAACAATTAATGAATGAAGGTAAGGAAGTGTATTTAGTAGATATGAAAGATAAAGACCCAAGTGAAATGGGTTTTGAAAATTTTATTAACCTAATTACAGAAACTTATCCCTTAACATTCTCAGGTTTACTTGAGAAAAAACTATTTTTATGACAAAAATCAAACACACCTACAACCGAATTTTAGAAATTTCGGACGACCACAAACAAGTAACACTCCCTGACGCTAGATATTATAGACGAAATGGCCAGTATTATCCCTCAGTAACCTATGTTTTAGGTTATTATCCTAAAGGAAAACAATTTGAAGAATGGCTTAAAAACATGGGTCGTTCTGCTGACTACATTGTTAAAAAAGCAGCCGAAGATGGAACCAAAGTTCACGAAATGGTTGAAAAATATTTGAATGGAGAAGAATTAAATTTCTTAAACAAATGGGGTGATCCTCAATACGATACAGATATTTGGCAAATGTTTTTACGTTTTGTTGAATTTTGGGAAACATATAAACCCAAATTAATTGAAACAGAAGTTCATTTATTTTCAGATGAATTAAAAGTAGCTGGTACTTGTGATTTGATTTGTGAAATTGATGGTAAACTTTGGTTATTAGATGTTAAAACCTCCAACATGATGCATAACACTTATGAATTACAAACTTGTGTTTATGGACAATGTTATAAAGAATGTTATGGAGTAGATATAGAAAACTATGGTATTCTTTGGTTGAAATCCTCTAAACGTAAATCCAATAAAGAAAAAATGACTGGTAAGGGATGGGAAGTAGTTATGCCAGAACGTACTCAAGAGGAAAATCTAGAAATATTTAAAATGGTTAGGCGTTTGTTTGATATTGAAAATCCTCAGGACGCTCCTACATTTACTGAATTTAAAACTACAGTAAAGAGAGATTTGGAATCTTAATTTATATTTACCAATATGAGAGCATTATCTGTTTTAGCTATAGAAATATATCAAAAATTAGGTAAACAATACCCTAATTTAACAGAACGCAGAGAAGCTACTAGACAATATATTTTAACGGAAATTAGTCAATGGGATATAAAAAGTTTACAACAAGGAGACAATTATTTTTTTAAACCTAAAGAATTTTCTGGAGATAAAAATAGTACTCCTTTTGAGGTTAGATTATTAAAAACTAATACTTTAGAAGGATATCATGAATTGAAATTCGGAAATTTTAATGTTGAAACCGATGAAGAAAAGTTTAAATGGGATGATAAAGATCCTTATAGACTTCAAAAATCTTTGTTTTTAAGAAATGTTTTAGAATATAAAATAAAATCTTTATTTGAAACAGGAAAAATTAAAGGAATAATGTTTTATCTATACACTGGGGATGGATTAGAAGATGATAGATATAGTTATTTTTATAATCTTTATTCTAAATTAGGAAAAGATAAATATAATCTAGATAAAGGCGAATTAGAAAATAAAGGATCATATTATATAACTCCTAAAATTTAATTATGTAACATTTGGAATCCTAACCTGTTTTCCATATATTTATGGCAAACTATATCCATGATTGGACTGATCTCTTTATTAAAAGAAATAGAAGGAACACCAAAAGCTATTTTTATGGCTGGCCCCGCAGGATCAGGGAAATCTTATATATCCTCTAAACTAGTTCCTTCAGATTTTACAACAATAAATGTAGATGATACCTATGAGGAATTACTTAAATCCTCAGGTATTGGAATGAAATTAGCTCAAATGTCACCTGATGAATTAAAAAAAGCAGGTGAGTTAATGGGTCAAGCAAGAAAAGCTACTGATGTAAAATATCAAGATGCTCTTAAAAATGCTAAAAATCTTATAATTGATAGTGTAGGAGGTTCTCCTAAAACATTACTTAAGAAAAAACAACAATTAGAGGATTTAGGTTATACTACATTTATGATAATGACTTATGTTTCGCCTATAACCTCACTAGAGCGTAATATGAAGCGAGACAGATCATTATTACCAAGTATCGTGCTTCGTTCTTGGCGCGATGTAAATAAAAATATAGACACATATAAACAAGCTTTTGGAGCCGATTTTGTATTATTGAATTTAGACCCTGATGATGCTAATAAAAACTTTGATGAAGAATACATTTATCAAACCTTTATTAAACCTTTAGGACAAATAGGTAAAGAAAAATCACCTGAGGAAATAGCAAAATCCAAAGCAGAAACCCAACAAATCTATTCAGATATAAAACAAACTCTTAATACACAACCTGAGTTCGATACTTTAGAATCAGCACAACAAAAAATCACTAACTTTATAAACAAATGAAAAAATTAATAGATTTACTTAACGAAATCGAAGAAAAAGACAACAAAAAAGTTGTTAAAGAAGAACCATCTGTAGTAGATGAAGTAGGAAAATTCTTTGTAGTTAAAAAACCTAAAAAAGGTATGACTAAAGAAGATATGGTATATGAAGCTACTGTATTCGATGAAGTAAAAATGGAAGAGGTAAAAGGTGTTTACAAAAACAAATCAGAAGCCAATCGCCACGCCACTGCATCTTTAATGGAATACGAAAAACAACTTCAAGAAATGGAAGCCGCTGTAGAAGAATTCCGTGCCATGAAGAAAGATATTGAAGCAAAAAGAAAAGAAGCAGCCGAAAAAGTTAAAAGTCTTAAATGATAGATTCTATCCTAGAGATATTATTTGAGGAAGACTACATAAAAACAGTAGCCATTTATGGTGGTGGTTTTAAACCACCCACCAAAGGTCATTTTAATGTTGTTGAAAAAACATTACAAGAATTACCTGATATAGATGAAGCAATTGTTTTTGTTGGTGGAGGAGTTAGAGATGATATTACCCAAGAAGAATCCTTAACCATTTGGAATATCTACAAAAAATATCTTTCAGATAAAGTTACTATAGAACCATCTGTAGCCCCTGTTAAATCAATTTTAAATTACGCTAAAGAACACCCTGAAGAAAAAGTTTATTGGATTTTAGGTGCTCGTGAAGGTAATGAAGAAGATTTAGCAGATATTACCAACAGAACTAAATCAATTGAAAAATATCCTAATCTTGAGGTTAAAGTGATTACCTCCTCAGGTGGTGTTAGTGGTACTAAAACAAGAAAAGCCTTATTAGACAATAATAAAGAACAATTTTTCAATTCCATTCCAGATATAGAGGAAAAAGAGGAAATATGGAACATACTTTCTCCAAAGGTTCAAGAATCATTAGAGGAAGGTTTTATAGAAAATGCACAAGAAAATATGAAAAAGTTGCTTTTAGCCATTAAACAAGAAGGCAGAGAAACAAGAGATGCCTTCAAACTAGTTCTTCAAGCAGCCAAAGGTGAAATCCAATTGACAGATGAACAAAAGAAACAAATTGGAGATCAACTAAAAGATGTTTTGAAAATGGTTGGTTTAGTTAGTATTGCTGTTCTTCCTGGTAGTTTTATTGTTGGAGCTCTAATTAAAATATTTAAAGCAGAACGTTTAGTATTTCCTTCATCATTAATGAATGAAGTAGGTGAAGCAAGTGCTAAAGTTTATCCTTTTTCTTCTGATAAAGATCCTAGTGAAATAATAAATTTAGCTAAAAACTTTTTTAGTAAAGGAACCTCATCTAAAGTTTTTGAACAACCATTAACATATACTTTTTCTACAGACAAAGCTAATTACGTTGTTAAATTTAATGTAGAGGTAGAACGTCAAACATATATAAATTTCTCTAAAAACCCTGATTGGAAACCAGGTCCTCCATATAAAACATATGCTTCTGTTGGTTTCAATATTGAGGGAGAGGAAGAAGATAAAGATACTAATTTAAATGAACAATTTTCTGTTTTATCTACAGTAACAAAAATTATTTTTGATTTTATTGACAAAATAAATGAAGCTGAAGGTAATTTAGTATCATTAGTAATTGCTCCTAAAAGTGATACTGGTAAAGAATCATCATTAGATTCTAAACGAGGTAGATTTTACATAGCATATATTAAAAAGAATTTATCTAAATACCCAGAATATAAAACCAGAGATGGTAAAAGTAATTCAGGGGGTGAATATGTAGAAATTTATAAAACAAA